GGCTGAACTTGCCTACGCAACGCTGACAGGTGTGCTGTACGGTGAGCAGGGGCAGGTTGTGAAGCGGCAGAAGGTTGATGTGCTGGAAGTTGAATATGATCAATATAGTTTTCAGGGTCGCAGATTCCCTGCTGTAGATGGTCGGCTGGCTCCTTTGCTCGGCAATGTTCGGAATCAGGTAGTGAGAAAATGAGCTTTGACTATGTTGCGACGCAAGCGGTAGCGACTACTCTGCTGACACAGTTTGGTTCGGACTATTCTTTTACACGGTCTGTTTATGCGTATAACCCTGCAACTGGTGAGACAACGTCTACATCTCAAAACTGGGTTACTAAGGCTGTTATTCTTGCTGCATCGAAAGGAACTGTTGAAGCGTTTGATGACAGGTTAATGTCCGGCACATTAATAGAAACAAACCTTAGAGCAATGATTATTGCTTATAATAGTTCTTTGAATCCATTGCCTGGTGACACTGTTATTGTAGAGGGGGCGCAGTGGAATCTTGTTGGTGTTACACCATTAAGCCCTGCTGGCACAGAAATATTATTTAAAGCATCAATAAAGAAACCATGAGTTTTGCACAGGACGTTAGCAAGTGGTGCAAAGAGACAGTGCCTGCACAGCATAACAAGGTCGTGCGCCGTGTTGTTGCAGAGATCGCAAGCAGGGCTATTAATATGTCGCCTGTTGGTAATCCTAGCTTATGGCTGTTTAACAATAACGGCGTTTATGTTGATTACCTTGCTTACAGAGACCCGCCAGAAGGCTACGTTGGAGGTCGATTCAGAGGAAACTGGCAATATGGGTTTGGTTCACCGCCAGCAGGCGAACTAGACAACATTGATCCATCTGGCAGGCCGACAGAGGCAAAGATAAAAAACAGCATCAGTAAAGCACACGGCGTACACTGGATTGCAAACAATTTGGATTATGCTGAACGCATTGAAAACGGTTGGTCTACTCAGGCTCCTGCTGGCATTGTGGGATTAATAGAGCTTGAGTTTGCACAGATATTTAACGCAGCAAAGGCACAGCAATGAGTACAGTATCTATTCGCGCAGCACTAGAGGCTAAACTGAACAGCATCACGCCAGCACTTGCTACGGCGTTTGAAAACGCGCCATTTAAGCCGCCTGCTCAAACTGTTCCTTATCAAATTTGTCATGTGTTATTTGCCAGACCTGACAACGCAGAGATCGGCAGGTCACATCAGGAATTGGGCTACATGCAAGTCAAGTTAATGTACCCAATGAACACAGGATCGTCAGCGGCGATGACCAGAGCAGAGCTTATACGCACTAACTTTGAAAGAGCGTCAACCGTTAGCAGTGGCGGGGTCACTGTCAACATAACCGAAACGCCTGAGATAGAACCTAAAGGCATCGAAGATAACCGCTATACTGTGCTGATGAAAATCAGATTCAGATCATTTATTCCAACGTGAGGTAAGCCATCATGGCCATTGCTCAAAAAATTGCTAAACGCACCACCATCCGCAAACAGACTGGGCTTGGCGTACCAGGCTCTGGCACTGGTCAAGTTCTGCGGCGAACGTCCAGTATCTTTACCGCAAGCCGTGACATGTACGGCAGCAACGAGATTCGCTCTGACCACCAGTCAAGCGGTCAAAACTACGGCCTCAAGTCAGCAGCAGGCACAATCAACGGTGAGTTGTCCTCGGCAACCTATAAGATACTCGTTGAAGCAATGCTTGAATCGGCATTTGCTGCCACAACTCCCTATGCTGCTGGCACTGATGTAACTCCTGCATCCGCTGGCACATTTACTGATGCTTCTGGCGGTTACCTGACTGCTGGTTTAAAGATTGGTGATGTCGGCAGATGGACAGGCTTCACATCAACGGCAGCAGCAAACAATGCTAAGAACTTCCTGATCACTGGCCTTACTGCAACCGTGATGACTGGTGTCTATCTCAATGGTGATGCCATTGTCAGTGCATCAGCAGGCGACTCTGTTACCTTCACACTGCCAGGCAAGAAAGCAAAACCGCCACTAACTGGTCACACAAAGGACTATTTGCAGGTTGAGGAATTTTACTCAGACCTGACTGACTCTGATCTGTTTAGCGACATGATTGTTTCTGGCCTGACGTTCGATCTGCCTGCAAGCGGCAACGCAACAATGTCAGCTACACTGGCTGGCCTGTCTCGCGCATTGTCTGGCTCACAGGTAATGACCAGCCCAACTGCTGAAACGCAGACAGGCATCATTGCATCAATCAACGGTCGTATTTTCATCAATGGCACATCAATTCCTGTCACTGCTGTGAATATACAGATTGCTAATGGTGCAGCACCAACAGGCGCAGAGATCGGAAGCAACGAGTCTGGTGATGTGTTCCGTAATCAGATCGTAGTGACTGGTCAGTTTATGGCAATGCTGCGTGATCAAGTTCTGTCGGCTCTTTACGATGCCGAAACTGAGATCAGCCTGATTGTTGCTGCTGCAACTGATGAGACTGATGCTGCTGACTTTGTTGGCTTCTCTATCCCAAAAATCCGAATCACTGGTGACTCACCAGATGATGGCGATGCAATCATGCGTACTTATCCTTTTAGTGCGCGACTGAACGTAGACGGCGGTGCTGCTTTGGCTTTTGACGAAACAACGATCACAATCCAAGACAGTGCTGTTGCTTAACCGAGTACCTGCCGTCCTGCCAACTAGTCCTCGCGGACTAGCGGCGGGGCGGTAAGGGCATTAAACCAAACCGCGAGGATATACGAATGAAAGATAAAAAAACTTTATCGCTAGACGAATTTGATGTTGGCACACGATCAAACGAAGGTGTTGAAATTGAATTGCGTCACCCTGTCACGAGCGATGATCTGGGCATATTTGTTACTGTTGTTGGGCGTTATTCTGAAACTTATCAGTCGGCAGTGCGGGAAATATCTTCCCAATCCATTAAAGGTGCAGCCACTAAAAAGAAAAAGGTTGAACCTATCGCTGACGCTATTGAGAAAGGTGTGCGTCTGTTATCGCTTTGCACAATTAGCTGGCGCACTGATGATAAGCCTACGATTAACTTTCACGGCGCAGAACATCCGTATAGTGTGGATGCTGCCGTTGATTTGTACACATCAAAGTCGCTGCCGTGGGTAAAAGAGCAAATTGATTCGGCAATACACAGCAACGCAAATTTTATGAAGCCCTGATTCAAGGGCTTGCAAGCTACGCTAAATCTGAAATTGATCTATCAACGCCACAAGATGACGGGCAATCGCTGCGGGTGCATTTAGAAAGCCTGCGGCGACAGACCGGCGAAACGCCTGACCTGTTAGCAGAAGCAGTGCCAGAGCCGGAGATGACTGGCTACTTGTGGGGCTATTACTGCCTGATAAGACAAGGCATGGACAGAAAGTCATTAAGACCAATGGCAGCGCAAGATGTACAGGATTTCTGTTGGTTTTATGCTGTAGAATTAGAGCTATGGGAGCGCATTGCTCTAAAACAGATTGACGCTGTTTATATGGAGGCATCAAGTGACTGAAGCAGTCTTAAAGATAGGTGTTGATAGCACCGATGTTAACAAAGCTAAAAAGTCACTTGATGATTTAGCTGCCGCAAGTGCTTCAGCGACAACATCAACGGACAGGCTCTCTGACACTACCAGTGAGCTTGGCTCGTCTGCAAAAGCGGCAGGCAATGAAGTCGATGCTAACACTAAAAAAATCGACAATTCATACAAGACAATGGGCGGCAGTGTTGCCAGCAGTATAGGCAAGGTTGTCGCAGCACTTGGTCTAATGCAGGTCGGCAGAATGTTTGCTGACACTGTAATGGAAACTGAAAAGCTCAGGGGCGCACTAACTACGATGACCGGCAGCACAGCAAATGCTGCTGCTGCATTTGAAAACCTTACCAAGTTTGCCAGTGAAACACCTTTCACCCTTGACCAATCTGTCAACGCATTTATTAAACTTAAAGCACTAGGGCTTGACCCGTCAGAACGCGCATTGCAGTCATACGGCAATACTGCTTCCGCTATGGGCAAAGACATGATGCAGATGATCGAGGCGGTAGCAGATGCCTCGACAGGCGAGTTTGAGCGACTCAAAGAGTTTGGCATTAAAGCTAAATCAGAAGGCGATAATGTTGCGCTAACATTCCAAGGCGTGACAACCACAATCGGCAAAAACTCTGAAGAAATACAAGAGTATTTGCTGGCAATTGGTGAAGTCCAGTTTGCCGGTGCGATGGAAAACCAGATGGAACGCTTGCCTGGTCTCATGAGCAACCTGCAAGATAATATTGATGGCTTGTTTAGAAAACTTGGCGACAGCGGAGGAATAAACCTATTTGGCAAAGCTATCAGCCTTGCCTCTGGTGCTGTTCTTTTGCTCACTGATAACCTTGATCTGATAGGCACTGCGCTGGGTGCTGCTGGTGCTGCCTTTGCTGTTTTGGCTGCGCCTAGTGCAATCCTGGGCGGCATTGCAATGATTCAGAAAGCAGTCATAGCAATGAATGCTGCCATCCTTGCAAACCCAATTGCCCTTGTTGCTGCGGCAATAGGTGCTGCGGCTTTTGTTATATACAAGCACTGGGACACAATAACTGATGCGGCAGAAAAGTCTGCGTTATCTGTAGAGATTGCGTTTGCAAAGCTAAAGCTGTTTTTGATGGATACATTTTCACCCATCCTGACAGACATTAGCGGCATGTTTACAAGCGCAAGGAATACTGCGGTTGCAACAATGGAGGCAATCTCTGCTGCTGCCAAGAACCCGACAAGCGCAATAGAAACATTCAACACAACCTTTGATAACACACTGAGCATATTAGTAGCTGGACAAACAGAAACCGCTGTTTTCTCTGGGGCTATTTCACAAACCCGCGCCTCTATCGTGCAGATGGAACAACGGTTGACGGAAATGAACACAACAACTGCTGACTCTGTTGCTGTGTTAACGGATGCTGCTACAGCTACAGATACTGCAACACTTGCGGTTGAGGAAATGACTGTTGCTGAAGATGATCTGACGTTAGCTATTATGGCTAAAATTACTGAGCTTGAAGCAGAAAGGGAAGCACTGCACCTCTCTGAGCGTGAGCTGTTTATTCTCAATGCTACTAAATTGAAAGGCGTTGAACTTACCGCAGAGCAGTCTGTTGGAATACGAGACGCAGCAGCCGCATTGTTTGATGAACGTGAGCAGCTGAAAGAAAGCGAAAAAGCGCAAAAGGCGATTAACGATGCGCGAGAAAAAGGCATAGAGTTTACCAAAAGCTTAATTATCGAAAACGGCCGAGAAGAGATACAGCTTGTTCTGAACGAGCGTCAACAAGCTATTTACAACGCTGTGATGCGTGACGGAATTACTCTGACCGGCGATCAGATGATTGCCATAGAATCGTCAATAAACGCACTTTATGACCAAAGAGATGCAACGGCAGCAGTTACGGCAGAGGCAGAGCGCAACCAGGGCGCAATTGATATGTGGACAAAGCTATCCACAGCAGGATCA